ATGGCGGCACCAGCGCCGTTTGGACTCAGACTTCCAATAGCGCGACTGCCGGTCCAGGCGGTGGCGGTGGTGGCGAATCCGGTGGGTCTGCCACAACTGGCACTGGCGGTTTATACGGTGGTGGCGGTGGTGGACCCCAAACGGGACCAACAGGGGGGACGGGCGCTCAAGGCATTATAGTATTCACCTACACTTCCACTGCCGTTACCAACACCACCAATTTCTTTTTCATGTTCCCGTAGACCGCCACCGCGAACCACGATAAAACGTCTTTGCTTCTACCACCAACCAAAGAGGTCATAATGTCCACCCTCATTACTATCGAACACACCGTCGAAGAACTGAACTCCATCCTGATGGCGCTTGCCGAACGTCCGTTCAAGGAAGTCGCCAATCTGATCGTCAAGATCAAGAGCATGGCGGAAGCGCAGATGGGCGTGACGCCGGAAGCGCCGCAATCGACTGTCACCGCCGATGCACCTGCTGCACCGGCATCCGAAACCCCTGCCGCCTAAGAGGCCAAATGGACGTGCAAACCACAATTAACCTAGTCGGGGGAGCCATCTTGGCTGTCATTGGATGGTTTGCACGTCAACTCTATCAATCCGTCAAAGACCTACAAGCAGACATCAGAAAAATCGAAGTATCATTGCCAACAAATTACGTGGCAAAAACAGACTTCAATGATACAATGCGGGAAATCCGCAGTATGTTCGAAAAGATTTTCGACAAACTGGATAACAAGGCCGATAAATGAGCGGTTCAAACTCCCTTCCATTTTTGTCGGATAATGGAACTGTTGATCTGCTGTATTATAACAATAACGCCACGGGCGCGTCGGTTGTTGCTACAGGGTCTACGACCGCCCGGACGTTGGGGAATTGGACCTCTGAATTGGCGGGGACAGCAGTTGCCCAAAACACCATTTCTGCGTGGGGCTTTAACGCCTCTCAATTTGGGTTTGGCGGGAACTATGCCAATAGCTATGGCTCTGTTTGGCAAACGCAATTCCATGCAAACTGGAACGTAGTGCAGACGCAAGTTCCGTATAACCCTACGGAATGGCAAATATATACAAATGCTGCCAACGGTATTGTGACGGTTACAGCGGGGACAAACCAAGTCACGCTCGTTAGCGGAACGCCTTTTGACCCTACATGGGCTGGTCAACCTTTTTTCTATTTTGAAGGCGTAGGCTTCAAAGTTCTCGCAGTTACAGACTCGTCACATTTGACCGTGCAGACCACAGGGGGCGGTTCTGTTTCATGGGGATCAACTGTAAACGGGACATATTACTATTGCATGACATCAACAACCGGCACTGTCAACACAAACGGAACATCCGTTACGCTAGTAAGCGGGCAGCCATTTATTAACTTTGCCAACACGGCGATACCGATTGTTATCTCTGGAATTGCCTATAACATCGCTTCTTGGAATAGCGGGGCATCTTTAACGCTTTCTAGTAGCGCAGGATTACAGACTGGCGCGACGTATTCGCAAAATACGAGCATCGCTAATGAACTCGCTAATTTGCGTTTACAAGGGTTGGCCGGGGCAAATGAAGAAAATTTTGTCATAACGCTTGCCCCTTATGGAACGACTATTCAAAACGTTTATGCAGGGGCGGGGAAGTATCGTCCGATCTGGGTTGCTACGGGCGAGAACCCGACTGGTTCCCCCGCCTACATGATAGGAATGCACCCCAATGCGACATTAGGGAATCCTGGGTGGCTCACGCTCGGCGGTGATAATGGGCAACAAGCGATCTATATTCCGCAAAATGCCAACAACGTTAATTACATGTACATGTCAGGGGGGCCTACTACTTTCTCTCCGGCGATTGCTGCTCGCGGATCGGATACTACTGTAGGCTTGGTTTTCGATGTCCAAGGCGCAAGCACAATCACGTTCTCAAGCCATTCGTTCACAAGCACTGAATTTCAGGTGTTTGGCGTTGGCGGGTCTTCTTGGCTTGCAGTTGGAAGCAGTAATTCAGCCGCCCCAACATTGACAGCAAATGGTTCAGCCGCAAACATAGATATACAATTACTTCCTAAATCAGGTTATGTTTGGCTTGGGGCCTATACTGTCTCCGCACCAACTGCGACAGGTTATATATCTGTCAAAGATAGCGGCGGAAATATCCGAAAACTGTTGTGTGCATAGGAGTTAATCGTGGATAAATTACTGATTTCCATAGAGCAAAGAAATGCTCTTGTTAGCGTGCTCAATGAACTTCCACACAAAATAGTGAGAAATTCTATTGATCTGTTGATGTGTCTTCCGACGGCTTCACTGCCTAAATCTGAATTTGGAGTAATCCCCAGCCAAGGCATGCCGGCCTATCAAGAAATGCTAGAAAGCCGATAACAACAAATAGGTCAAAATCTCAATGACAACCCCACGCAAACTCTCGATCCTGACCGAAGCAAATTTTCCTTAATTCCCCTTTCGGGGTATGGTAAACAAACTCATCATGACCACTTCTCCGGCCACAACACCGCTGACCTATAACGGCTACGTCACCCAGGTGGCGACGATGGCCATTGTGAACACGACGACGTCAAGCGGTGTTGTTGTTGGTGTCGATGCTGCGTTTAACGCCATTATCCCGCAGATGCTGAATTACGCCGAATTGCGCATTCAGCGTGATTTAGACCTTTTCCCAGCCATTTCGAGCAACACTAGCTACACACTGACTGCCGGCAGCAATTTGCTGACCTTGAGTATCAACGATTTCGTCACCTTGCAGACCATTTCTATTGTTTCTGGTGGCGCAACCTATCCCTTACTGCCCGTTTCTAAGCAAGTTCTGCAAAATGTCTACGGGGATACTGCATACACGGCGATGCCGGCATACTTCGCGCCATACGGCGGCGACGCAGCCACATATGGCAACACGTCCCAGATTTACATCGTAGGCCCATACCCAGACCAAGCGTATCCAGTGACGCTGACTGGCTTGGTCCGCATGCAGACCCTTGCTGTCAACGCTACGACGGCCCTGGCGAACACCGGAACGACGTTTATCAGCACGTATCTGCCGGATATGCTGCTCCAGGCGTCTATGATTTATATCAGCCAGTTCCAGCGCAACTTCGGCCCGGCTTCGAACGATCCGCAAATGGGTCCGACATACGAAGCGCAATACCAAACCCTTCTGAAGGGCGCTCAGGGCGAAGAATACCGCAAGAAATTCGAGGCTGCCGCTTGGTCATCTAGTTCTATTTCGCCTGTCGCAACGCCGACCAGGGGGTAAATCGTGGCACATGCCTCGCTTAAACTCATCCCAGGCGTTGACGTAAACAAGACACCCGCCCTTAACGAGGCGGCTATTTCTTCCTGCAACCTCGTCCGGTTTATGCCTGATCGCACCGGCCTGGGTCTTGTTCAAAAGTTAGGCGGGTGGACCAAGTTCTATCCCACGGCCATGCAGACCATCACCCGCGCCCTATGGGCATGGGAAGACACCAACGCTAATCAGCATCTGGCTGTCGGCAATGAGGCCACAGCATCCTCCTATCAGGCCCAGCTTGCCGTCATCACCAACGGCAACTTGGTCGATATTACGCCGCGCACGATCACGACGAACCCCGCTGTCAACTTCTCCACCGTGACCGGCAGCAATGTCGTCACCATCGTTGACGCCGGCATCACCACGACAAGCTATGACTCGGTTTTTATTTCGACACAGATCAGTGTCGGCGGCTTAGTCCTGTTCGGGTTTTACCCCGTGACGGTTGTGAGCGGGACGACATACACCATCAACGCCGTTGATTTATTCGGCAACCCCCTGGCTGCCACATCGACTGTGACTTCTGGCGGTGCCACGCCTCAATTCACCACGGTATCCGGGACCGGCCTTACGACCGTCACCTTAGCAAATCACGGGTATTCTGTAGGAAGTAGTTTCGCAGTAAATATCCCCGTCAGCGTTGGCGGCATTGTATTTTACAGCGACTATTCAATACTTAGCGTCCCGACAGCAAATACATTCACAATACAGGCAAGTAATACTGCTACGTCATCCGCTTCTGCATTTATGAATGGCGGTAACGCCAACTTTGTATATTACATTGGCTTTGGGACGGTCCCTGCTGGGACTGGCTACGGCATTGGCGGATATGGTTCTGGCGGATATGGAACGGGTGCCGGCATCGTCCCGACTACGGGCGTGCCTGTTTATACAAATGATTGGACCCTGGACAACTGGGGCGAAATCCTTGTCGCATGCCCGGTGCCAGAGTTTGATGTGGACTTCAACAGCCTGACGCTGAGTGGCACAGGAACGGTCGTGACGGCCACATTCTCTGGCACCTACGTCATACCCGTCGGCAACACGGTAACGCTCTCTGGTGCCTCTCCTAGCGCCTACAATGGCACATACGTGGTGACTACATCTGGACCTGGGACGATATCCTTCGCCGGCACAGCAACCGGCGCACAAACGTCAGCGGCGCTTATCCAATCCATCGACCCAGCATCCGGCCCGATTTTCCAATACGATCCGACGTCAGGGCAGCCGATTGCCACGGTTATCCCCCAGGCACCGCCTGTCAATGACGGCATGTTCGTGGCTATGCCGCAGCGCCAGATCATCGCCTGGGGTTCCACCTTCACCGGCATTGCCGATCCCCTCTTGATCCGCTGGTGTGACGTCCAAAACTATGGCGCGTGGGTTGCTCAAAGCACCAATCAGGCTGGTTCATTCCGTATCCCGAAAGGGTCAAGGATCGTTGGGTGCATCCAGGGTCCGCAGCAGGGTCTGGTGTGGACTGACCTTGCCGTGTGGTCGATGCAGTATATCGGCCAACCATATATCTATAGCTTCAACGAGATTGCTGCCGGTTGCGGCATGATCGGTCGAAAGGCTGCCGGATCGTTCAATGGCGTCGTCTATTGGATGGGCCAGAGCCAGTTCTTTTCGTTATCCGGTTCTGGCGTTCAGCCCATCCCATGCCCCATCTGGGACGTGATCTTCCAGCAAATCGACATGTCGAACGTCAACAAGATCAGGGTGGCTGTCAATTCCCGCTTCAATGAAGTGGCGTGGTATTATCCGACCACCACCAGCAACGGCGAGGTGGCTGCCTACGTCAAGTATAACACAGTCATAGGGCAATGGGATTACGGCTCCCTTGGCCGATCTGCCTGGATTAATGAATCCATCTTCGGCCCGCCTATCGGTGCCGACCCCGTAAGCCGCTATATCTATCAGCACGAGACGTCTACCGACGCCGATGGTAGAGCGATGAACTCGTTCTTCCAGACTGGCTATTTCGTCATCAATGAAGCCGACAACAAGGCTTTCATCGACCAAGTGTGGCCAGACGCCAAGTGGGGTTACTATAACGGCACCCAGAGCGCGCAGTTGAATATGACGTTCTACACCGATGACTATGCCGGCCAGACACCCATATCCTACGGCCCGTTCACATTGACGCAAAGCACCACGTTTATCTCTCCAAGGCTTCGTGGTCGCCTTGTGTCGATAAATGTAGGAAGTAATGACGTCGGTAGCTGGTGGAGAATAGGGAATATCCGATATAGATACCAAGCAGACGGAAAGTATTAAATGGCATCCTTAGACGATTTACTTACAGCCACAAAGAACGTAGTAACTGCACTCAACAGTGAATCGCAGACGACTATTAATTTAGCTGGTGCGCGTAACTCTCTTTCACTTGCTGGTGCCACAACAACGCTTGTATCTGCCATCCCTGGCCGAGTTTGTGTTGTGAGTATTATTGTGGCTGGATCGTCCACGGGAACAATTTATGATGCATCGACTACGGCAACGGCGACATCAGCAAGAGCGATTGCGACAATTCCAAATACTGTCGGCGTTTTTACTCTCAATTTCCCTGTTGCATATGGTATTGTAGTGACTACCGGGACCGGCATGACCGCCGCCATCAGCTATTCTTGAATGGAGGACTGAATGCCGCTCACGAAGGGTAAGTCGCAGGCGACGATCAGCCACAACATCAGCGAAATGGTGCATGCGGGGCATCCAACCGATCAAAGTATTGCCGCCGCTCTGAACGTCGCCCGCAAGGCAAGGCTTGATGGAGGCGAACTAACCACCACGACTTCCACGGTCGGCTTCAATCCTAAGATGTCTCCTCACCTGCATACAGGGCCGATCCATAGCAGTGTGGCCGGTCGCACCGATCACCTGCCGATGCATGTTCCGTCAGGATCATACGTCATCCCCGCCGACATCGTCAGTGCGATGGGCGAGGGGAACACTATGGCTGGTTTTAAGCAGGTAAAGCGCATCTTTGGCGGGATGCCATACGGTGGCGGTTCTATGCCGTATGGTCAGTCTAGCGGTCCCTACGGGGCTGCAATGCCACACCGTGCCGCCGGTGGTCAAAATGATGGAGGGGCTGTCCCCATTGTCGCTGCTGGCGGCGAATATGTCCTGGCTCCCCATGAGGTTGCTTGGGCAGGTGATGGCGACATGGATTCTGGTCATCGGGTTTTGGATGATTGGATTAAGCGTATGCGAGCGAAGACAATCAAGACTTTGCAGAAACTTCCACCGCCTAAAAAAGACTAATAAAGGATAAAACATGACTGAAGAAACACTCAAAATCCGCATTGCACAACCGCAAGACGTTGACGCGATCATGAAGCTTGCCCTGGCCGCATGCGAAGAAAATGGCTTCGTTGACCCGAACCCGGTTAAGCTACTCAAGGAAATCTGGCCGGCACTTCAACGTGATCATGGCATTTGCGGCATGATTGATGGTAAAGACGGTGAAGCTGAAGGTGCTATACTTCTTCGCGTCGGCCAAATGTGGTATTCTGACCAAGAAGTTCTCGAAGAAAAAGCCATCTTTATTCATCCTGACTTCAGGAATGCTAAGGGTGGTAGGGCTAGAATGATGTGCGAGTTTGCTAAACAGGTGGCTGACTCTTTGAAAATTCCGCTCATTATTGGTGTTTTGTCAAACCACCGAACTGAAGCGAAGGTTCGTCTTTATGAACGTCAGTTCGGGAAGCCGAGTGGTGCGTTCTTCTTGTATGGCGCGGAAACTGGCAACTTCCGCAACTTGGAGCATTAAACATGGCTGGCGGCGGTAAGACGGCAACTTCTAGTTCTTCGGTCCAAATCCCGCCTGAAGTCTTGGCACGGTATAACTCCGTCAATGCCCAGGCTCAGACTGCCGCCAATCAGCCTTTTCAGCAGTATTCGACAAATCCAAGTGCATTTGTTGCCCCGCTAAACAGCACGCAGCAGGCTGCTATTGCTAACACCAACGCCTATTCTGGTGCCGCTCAACCGTATTATGGTGCTGCCAGTCAGGCGCTTGGTGCTGGCGTCAACGCCGCCGTTCCCCTTGTCGGTCAATCTGCCGGCACCATTGGGCAGGCGCAGGATATCGGCAACGCCTACAATCAGGCTGCCGCACAGGGATATGCCACCGCTCCAGGCGCTGCTGATCCGTATAATCAGGCTGCAAGCGCATCTTATGGCGCTGGCCTAGCAGCCGGCATGCCCATGAATGCCATGAGCGCCCAAAATGTCGGACAGGCCCAGCAACAAGGCACCGCAGCCAATCTTGCTGCCCTTGGTCAGTATGGGCAGGCTCAACAGGCTGTGTCGCCATACAATCAGGCGGCTGGTTCGGCTTATGGTGCAGGTCTTGCCGCTGCCACTCCGTTCACCCTGGCTGGCGGGCAGGCGGTGAATGCCCAACAGATCGGCGGTCAGCAGATCGGTCAATTCATGTCGCCATACCTGGGGAGCGTCTACAACGCCACCCTGGCGGGCGAGAACATGCAAAATGCACAGCAGGCGTCCGGCCTCCAGGGGCAGGCGATCCAGGCTGGTGCCTTTGGCGGCGACCGATCCGGCATTGCCCAGGCGAACCTTGCCTATCAGCAAAACTTAGCTAACGCGCAAACGAACGCTAATATCTTGAATACTGGCTATGGGCAGGCGCTGGGGGCGGCACAACAGCAGCAAGGTGTAAACCTTGCCGCACAACAAGCGAACCGCGCCGCACTCCAGGCGACCGGTCAAAATCTGTATGGACAATTAACCGGCACCGGTCAGGCGCTGGCTGGCCTTGGTCAAAATGTGTTTGGACAAGGAACGGCGGTCGCGCAGGGCGTCGGCGCTCTTGGTCAGCAACAATATGCCCAAGGCATGGGTGCGGCTGCACAGCAGGCTGCCCTTGGCAATCAGGCTTACAACCAATACACCGGCACCGGTCAAGCTTTGGCTGGCCTCGGTCAGAACGTCTATGGTCAGCAGGTTGGTGCTGCACAGGGCCTTGCCGGCGTAGGCAATCAGGCGTTCGGCCAGGGTGCCACTACGGCGGCGCAGCAGGCTGCCCTGGGCAACCAAGTCTACGGCATGGGAACTGGTGCCGCACAAACGCTTGGCGCGCTTGGAACGGGCGCGCAGGCTGCTGGCTTGCAAGGTGCGCAGGCGCAGATGGCTGCCGGCACGCAGGCACAGCAGACGCAACAGGCTGGCTTGTCTGCCCTCTACAACCAGTTCTTGCAGCAACAGGCTTACCCCTTCCAGACGGCTCAGTTCCTCGCCAATATCGCCGAAGGAACTGGCGCACTATCTGGCTCCACAACCACCACCACCCAGCCTATGGGGCTTCTGGCGGCGCGTGGCGGGTCTATTCGCGGCGGCTACAACTCCGGTGGTCTTGTTCCGTCGAGCATGGGTGGCGCAGTAGGCGCAGAACATGCCGGTGAAGGTTTTGCCGGTGGCGGCATGCCCCAGGTTGGTTCTTACGGCAAAGGCTCTGCCGGTGGCGGCTATGGCCAGCAGGGCGGCTACAACCCGTTTGCGGGCATTAACTTCGGTGGCCTCGGCCAATATGGGCAGAACAGCGCACCGCCCATGCAGATGGGAAACGTCGGTGCTGACACTACTTTCGGCACCATCGACCGCGCACCTGCGGTAACGCCGTGGGTGGCTCCTACAGCGCCGGCTGCCGGCCTGGGTGCTACGCAAGGCGGCGTTTGGCAGATGCCGACTGAGTTTGGTGGCGGCCAGGGTGGGTCTGGAAGTGGTTCTCAGTCTAGCGCCGAAGTCAACCAAGCTGATATTGAGGCGCAGGAGAATGTCGATGCTGGAGCGGCTGGGCTAGCCTCTGGCGGTCGCATCCACAAGCTAGGCGGCGGCAGCATTGATCCAGATTATTTATCCGCAATGCGACAATACCAAGCGCCCGCTCCTGGCGGGTTGACTGGCTTGTATGGCGGGAAGCCAGGGTCAACTCCTGGCGCATCTAGTTATGTTCCGGCAGCCAATCAGCCTGTCGCGCACCTAATGACCGCACAAGCGCCAATGCGCCAAATGCCGACCCCAGGTAGCGATCTTCGCACGGCTGCCGCTGACGTCAACGCATTGCGTGGCATGTATGGCGCAGGGAAAGCTGGTCTATTTGGCACCCCTGGCGTTGCTGCCCAAGGAAATACGCCCGCCCAACAGCCGACCCAGGGATTGGCGCAGTGGCTCGGCCTGTCTTCTGACAATACGATGCCGGCGGCGCGTGGCGGGTTGATCGGTCATTTTGCAGACGGTGGCGAAGTGCCGGATGCATTGGCTATCCCCAACGATCAGCCCAACATTCGCGGTTTGCAGGCCGCCCAAACACCAGGGCAGGGGCCTAGCACGCTAGGCGGTCTGCGTGGTCTTGCCGGAGATATTGGCGCAGTCAAAACGCTTGGCAGTGCCGGCGCTGGCTTGCTGGGTCTTGTCGGTCTTGCTCGTGGCGGCGTCGCTGGCCGGCATGGATATGCTGAAGATGGGTATGTTGGCGGCGACGACGGTGGTGGCGGTGGCGATATTGAACCGCAGTCGTTCTCTGGCTTTGGTTTTGAGCCTACATATGGCTATCAAATTCCATTAAATGCGAAAATTTTGCAAAAAAGCCCAACCACTTCGGCAGCACCTCCAGATTTCGATCGGATTGCAAACGTTCAATCAGCATATAATTTGCGCGATACCTTGCGCGATCCAATCGGTTCTTTTCAAAATTGGATTGATAGAATCGCGTGGGAAAAAGAGCACGGACAAAGCGCCGACTATGCAATGAATCAATCTAAACCAAATTTAACACAAAACATTAACGATAAATATCCCGCATTAGACCCATTTACTGGATTGAGTCTGAATCCAGGCCAGGATCATTTTGCTAATATTATACCGTCTGAGCCAGCTATCCCTGGATTGGACCCGGCCAGCAATTTAGGGAACAATGATCAATCCACAGACGGCGTGACACCAAAGCCAAATCAATCCATTGAGGATGCTATTCGCATTGGCCGGCAGAGCATGAACAGGATCGAAAGCGGTTCACCTAGTGCTGATGATTTAAATACTGGAACGACAAACGCTGGGACATTGAGCAGAAATGGGCCGCCCGATGATTTTGGCGCTGGGGCGACGAATGCTGGGGCGACGAATGCCGGAACGACGAATGCTGGGGCGACAAATACTGGAACGACAAACGCTGGGACATTGAGCAGAAATGGGCCGCCCGATGACTTCGGCGCTAGGGCGACAAATGCTGGCACGACGAATGCCGGAACGACGAATGCTGGGGCGACAAATGCCGGTCTAGTCGGCGGGACACAAGGCAATACTGCTGCGCCTACAAATGGATTGGCTGGCGCTTCCCAGACTCCTGCGCCTCGCTCTACTTCTTATGCAGCACCTTCTGATGGCGACTGGATGCAACGCAATCAGAACTGGCTTGCGCCGCTTTTGATGGGTTTGCAGGGTGCGAGGGGTGCGCGCGGCATTGCCGGCGCGTTGATTGGTGCTGGTGCTGGTGCCGCCCAGGGCTACGAAGGCATTCAGAACGCTATGCAGCAACGTGCATACCAGCAAATGCAGACTGAAATCGGGCCGCAAAGGGTTGCCATCGAAGCGCGCACGCAGGATCAGCAACTGTTGAATACATTGATGCAGCGCCGTATTGGGTTTGCGCAACTTGGCAACACGCCGGAACTTGCGCAGCTTGATAACCAAATCAATGCACTTGTGGCGAAAATCAGCCAGCAGGCGACCCCTGGGGGCGCTCCTGGCGGCGGGCCTATCATGAGCGCCTTCCCAAGCCTTTCTAATTCGTCGGCACCTGCCGCAAGGCCGGCGCAGGGCGCTCAATTCGACTACAGCAATGCCCCGGCGGTTGATGCAGGTAGCCGCGATGCAGCTATCAGGACCATTCTTGGTGAAGCTAGTGGCGAAGGATATAATGGCATGAAGGCGGTGGCTCACGTCATCATCAACCGCTCTGCCGCCAGTGGCGCTCCTCTTTCTGATGTTGTGCATAGCCCGAACCAATTCGAACCCTGGCAAACCCGCGCCAATCAGTTGAACGGCTATGACCCGAATAGCCCAGAATACAAGGCGGCGGCAAAAGCATTCGATGATGCGCTTGCCAACCCCAAAGCCGACAACACGGGCGGTGCCACCCTGTTCTATTCCCCGTCAATTATGCAACAGCGCGGCCAGGGTGCGCCGGATTGGGGCCAGGGATCGCCTTCCGCAGTCATTGGTGATCATCGGTTTTTCACGGGTTCTTTCCCTGGTATGGTGACGCAACCGCCTGGAGGTCAAAATCAGGTCGCACAAGCGCCTGCGCCAGCGGCAAGCGCCACGAATCCAGCACAGCCAGAAGCATTGCGCGTTGCCCCGACTGACACCAATGCCGCGAACGTGTTTGCGCAATACCAGCTACAAAACCCGAATGCGATCCGGTATCTGCATTCAGCACAATCGGCTGGTTATAGTTCGGCTAATGACCCTGAACAGATCATCGCACGAGGCAACCGGCAAGCACTTGCTGGCGATGCCAAGGGAGCAAACGAACTATGGAACCAAGCGCGTGATGAATTAAGCCGGCTTGCTTCACAAGGTCAGTTTGTGGATGCGCAAGGCCATATGCAAATGGTCCCAGGCTGGCTTGATCTTGAAACAGCAAAAGCAAGAATACCTGCCAATAGCACTTACTTTGACGATCAGGCCCGACAGCAAGTTGATCGCAGCAAGAAGGCTGCGGCACTTTCTACCATGGGTGACGTATTGCAAGGCCATGCAACTGGTGCGTTGTCAGGGATTAAAGGCGACATTGAGGGGTTTTTGAAGGGGATTGGTATCAATTCTCAAGCCCTTGCGGGAACTCGGGCAGCCAATCAAATCTTAGAAAAAGAAGCAATCATGGGTTCTTCGTCCCTGGATGCTCTGGGATTGCATGGTGCGGCGACTGATTACAAAACAGGATTGCAGGGCAAAACATCCGTAAGCCCGCACAACGAACCAGAAGCCAATCAAAGGATTTTGGCCCAAGCAAAGGCTGCTCAGGTTTACGAAAACATGTATCTGAAAGATGAACTAGCCGCATCAATGCTTGGTCCGCTTAATCGCGCCTCCTTTGCTTCGGCTTGGGAATCACAACATCCTGGGTTAATGCACAATCTTGTTGAAGATCAAATCAAAATAACGCCAGTTCGCGGCATTCAGGAAAACCCCAATGTCCCGGATGGAACGCAATTTATCCGTGAACCGGGCTGGCAAACCTCTAATGGTCAAACTGTCAATGTCCCGACTGTTGTAGAATATCGGAATGGGAAACCTAGATACATCAGGAGTGTTCAGTAATGGCTGGACAAGAATTGCAAGTAGGCGATGACGTTCCGTTGCCGGATTACCTTGCAAACAAACCTCCGCAGCAAAAATTTGATGTAGGGCAAGAACTTCCTGCATACTCTCCTCCGGTTTCTTCGTTCTCGAAGGAAGGATTGTCCGATGCTGCTACACAAGTCGGACGAAATTTAGTTTATGGCGTTGGAGATATTGCGGCACTGCCGGCTACGGTAGTACAGGCGGCTCATTGGACGTCCGATGCCGGCAAACGCGCTTATGAAACGTATTTAGAAATGACCGGGAAGGCTCCTCCAGGCAGCGGAAGTGCTGCTCAGGCGGCACGCTCCCAGGCATATGAAGCAAGCCAAACGCCATCGGAACGGTCTGGTGAAACCGCCAACGTATTCGGTTTTCAATACCCCACGACCAAGGGAATGGAAACCCTGGCGCAAAGCGCGTTAAATCTTGGAACTGATCCAGCAAAGACAACTCTTGGCGAATATGCCGGGGCTGGCGCTCGGGCTGTCCCAATCGCGTTATTGACCAGGGGGCAAGGTCTTATCCCAAAAATCTTAACCGGGGTGGGTGCGGGCGTATTATCACACGCGGGCGAAAAACTTACTGAAGACACTGGCATTCCTGGGCTTGCGATGGTCGGCGCGCTTGCCGGCGCTCCCGCAGGTGGTGCGGCGGGGTCTAAACTATCCAATATCATTAACCCCAGGCAGGCCGGCGTAGCGCAACTAGCAAAAGCAACTGCGCGCGACATAGCTGGCGGCAGGACCAGTATTAACTCAACAATCGGTCCAGATGGTATGCCTATTACCCCAGGCACCACCATTGGACAGGTCGCTTCTGGGCCTAATGCCAGTCGTGTCATCGGACAAGCCGGTGGCGTTTCTAATCAGGCCCAGGCCGAACTTGGTAGCGTCAATGAAGGCATTATTTCACGCTCTCAAGACATTAACGGCAAACTAGGTCAGTTTGTCGGGGATATAACTGGAGTGCAAGGAAGTGCGCCTGCATTACAGGGCGCTATTGACGCTGAAAAAGCCGGTGAAATCAAAAAATTATATGACATAGCACAAAAAACACCAAAAGCACAAAGCATTGCTTCCCCAGAAATTGACCAAGTTATGTCTGGCGATACGATGAAAGGTGTCGCAAAAACTGTAGAAAGTCACGCAACAGACTTTAACTCTCCAATTATTGTCCCATCGGTAGATGCGGCAGGCAATAGTATTGGCGGCAATTTAGCGTATTACGACGCTGTCGCAAAAAATTTGCGAAGCAAAATCACAGCAGCGATAACTGCGGGGGACAAGGCTGAGGTTGCACGATTGACTGGATTGCGGACCAATTTGCTATCTGAAATTGATCACGCTATTCCTGAATACAAGACTGCCCGTGCAGCCGCCTTTGATAATTTTGCGCAGCAAGGTGCCGTCGAAACAGGCTTTAACGCTCTGTCGGAAAGCAATCCGTTCGACCTTCATGATATGATGAAGGCATACCAAAAATCTTTGCCGCAGCATCAGGATATGTTCAGGCAGGGCCTTGGTTTCGCCTTGCAAGATTTAGCGGAGCGCCAGGGTCCGCAAGGTATTCAAAGGATTTTCACGTCACCGCAGAAGGCAGACTTTATCCAGAATGTTTTGGGGCAGGATGCTACAGAAGCCATTCTTGGCAGAACCACCGCCGATGCGCTACTATCAAAAGTCAAGCCAATCCAGGCCCAGGGTGCGCCCGCAAGCAGGCAGATGGACATTGCTCGTGGCGGCTTGGGGGCGCAGGTTGGGCATAGCCTATTCTCTGGCGATGTCCTGGGCGCTGCGTCGGCAGGTTCAGCCTATATTGGCACGCATATTTTCGATTTAATAACTCATTTCGGTAATAACAAAAGGGCAATGGCTATTCTAAAGCTAGCCGGGTCATCTGATCCAAAAGACATGCAAATGTTTTATCGGATGGTTACCCAAGACCCTGCGATGAACTCTACCTTCCAAAACCTGTATAACCATGCTTCGAGGGCGGCACTAAGCGGAACTGTCAACGCGCAAAACACCCAACAGAACGCCGTGCAGCGTGCTTCAGGTGGCCGGGTAGGTGACCACCACGAACGCCTCGTAAGCCGCCTGATGAACCTTGCAGAGCGCGCGAAGAAAGATGTGAACAGCACCACCGAACCTCTGCTAAACGTCCCCGACGCTACCATCGTCAAGGCGCTTCACGTCGCCAACCAAGCCATCTAACCGGAGCCTGCCATGACCAGCACTTATTCGACCAACAAGGCAATCGAAGAACCGGCAAATGGCGATTACGTCAACACATGGTCAACGCCCGTCAATTCCAACTTCAATATCATCGACAAGGCGTTCGGCGGTCACCTAATCATCAACGCCACTGGCGTGTCTGGCACCACCGCTCTGACGACCACGCAATACCAGAACCTATACATCCTGTTTAGCGGCACGCTGTCGGCCAATGTGAACTATCAGGTGCCATCTGGC